CCGTGCCGACTCCTGCGACAACAGAACCGACCTTTTCGAACTTACCGGATGAATCCTCTGCCATATCTCCGCTGTCTGAGAGTGATTCTGCAAAATCATCCGTCTGTTCCTCTGCTTCCTCCATCTCTTGTCCCAGTCTGTCAATGGCATCCTCATTGGCTTTCAATTCAGACTCCATTTTATTCAAATCAGCCTGTGCATTGTTCAGCTGTATCTGCCAGCTTCTGGTTCGGCTATCCGCTTCCCCAAAAGAAGAGGAAGCATTTTCAAGTGCCGCCTGTAAAGTCTGCACCTTATTTTTCTGTGCTTCTATCTCCTTTGTCAGCACACCGTTTCTTGCACTTAAGGACTGGATGGATTTATCGTTTTTATCAAATTGCGATGTGACAAGGTTCATTTCTGAACCAAGCACCTTGAAAGCGGAGTTGATTTCCTTTAGGGCATTTTTAAACTCCTTCTCGCCCTCAACTCCCATCTTGACACCGAAACTCTCAGCCATCCAAACACCTCCTTAGATGCCTTCCGGTATGATATCCTCAATGAAAACCTCCCTCTTAGGCTTCGCAATTCCAAGAAACTGTTTGTGAAGTTCCCATTGATCCATAAGTTCATCAAGCGGTGTCAAAAGCACTTCCTCTTCCGGTTTCCGTAACTGTGTTACTCCGATATACACGAACCGGGCAAAGCTCACTTCTGGTGGCTCTGCCCGGTCTGTACGTTTCCCTTTTCATTTTTCTCCGGCATGGATTCCACATGACGTTTCGTGCCTTTTAACATTGCTGCCATGATTGCATCCTTATATTCTGCCAGTTCATACGGATTGGTAAGAAGTTCTATTTCATCTTCTGTAAGAAGCGGTTTCGGTTCATCCCTGTGCTGTAAATTATGGATGAGGATTTCCTGATTTGCCAGCAACGCAATCAGCCATATAACCTCTCCCAACGATTCCTCCATCGTTGCATTCTTCAACAGCTTGTCACCGAGTTTCTCCAAACCGCCATACCGCTTGGTAATATCCTTTGTTGCCTTGGTGGTTAGAATCAGCTTGTGTTCCACACCACCGATTGTAATAACCTGACTTCTATCTTCTATACTGTACATACTGCTTCTCCTTTCAAATCCCGGTTACCCGGCTCCTATGCATCCTCCTCCGATACATTTGACGCTTCGGCTGTATAAGCAGGCTCGTAAACCTCTTTATACCAGTTTCCGATAGTTGTTGTATTTACACCGGAATCATCCTCACTGACCTCCGCTTTCCACGGATGTCTGCCCTTTCCGTCCACCTTATTTCTACGCATTACCGTTCCCTCAATGCTTGGTGTCTGGAAGTTGATGGATTCCCCCTTTGTTTCCAGATTGGTCGCCGGAACCGCAAACTTCACACGGTATAACCAGAAATAACGGTATTTTCCGTTTGCCTTCTTTGCTCTGAAGCCGACTGCTACGGGCTTACCGTCATCTTCCGATGTAGAAACCAGTACACCATTGCTGTCAATCTCTGCACCTGTCAGTTCTGATGCTGCGGAAAGTCCGATGTCATCTACACCAAGTGTCAGTGTGCCGGAATTGAATTCCTTGATGATCTGTGCAATTCCGTCATCCGCATACAGCACTGCTTCTGCAAGTTCTACAGACAACTCCACAGAAATCGCTTTTGCAAGCTGCACCGGAGTACCATAGGTTTCCTCTTCATTTTCATCCTCTGTAATGGGCGCATAAAATAATTTATCAAGACCGATGGTTGCCATTGGCAAATCCTCCTTCCTATTCGCTTATTCCCATTACTTCAAAAATGTAATGGTGGTATTTTGTTTCTTTTTCGAACTCCATATATTTTCTGGATACAATCGTAATGTCAGCATCCAGAAGTCTTGTGGTAATCTCATCCCTCATCTTCAGATAATTTCCTTTGCAGTAAAGTGCCAGTTCAACTTCCTCTGTCTCCACGATTGGTCGGTCATCTGCACATACAGGGAAATCATCCGTTCCGGGTATGATTACCAAAAAAGCATCCGGTTGTTGAGGTTTTCCTTCCTCATCATTAACCGGATGCTCCGAAACCGTCACTTTCAGTTTCATAGGTTCTAATGCCTTTATGATTCGGCTGTTCAGACTCATAATTTCTCCACCTCCGAATCCAATGCTTCCTGCATCTTTTTGATGCATTCTTTCTTCGCCTTTCTGCCGGCCGGCTTCGCCCACGGCTTGGCTGGCTGATTAGAACGACCATGTTCCAGAACAGCTGCTTTCAGTGGGTTGGGTACTCCTTTTCTGTCATAACCGATACAGCCCACCTTTATGTTCCAGTTTCCATCTGCAGATTGATAAGGCTTCGTGACAGACAAAGAATCCAACAAATCACCTGTTGATTCCCATGGTTCTTTTGTCCCCTGACCAATAACGGAAGAAAGGCTCTGTTTCGCAGCATCGTACAAAGGCTTCACACCTTCTTCCAATACTGCACTTGTGACTGCATCATAATGGCTGCCCAGTGCTTCCATCTTTCGTATGGTTTCCTCCGGCAGTTTGAATGTCATCTTTGCCATCACGCCACCTCCCTCGCCATAATGGTAAGCATTCCGCTCCGCTTATCTCCAAGCACGGACTCAATTTCAAAAATCCTGTCCCCATGTTTTATTCTCATGGTAGATTTAATGCCTGAACGAAATCGGATGTATATTTTATTTGTGATTTCTGCAGTCTCTTTGTTGGAAGCCATATACTCTTTACCGGAAACGGGAGCGATGTCTGCCCATACCGTATGGACTGTCATCCACTCCCTTGTTTCAAACCCGTCTGCATCCTGTGTACTTTTGTAATCCTGTATTTCTATGCGGTATCTCATCCTTCCGACCTGCATCAGAATTCCTCCTTCCGCACACTGTACAGCAGGAATTTCAGCATCCTTGTCAACTCATCAAAGTCTGCCTTTTCCCTGTTTTCATATAAATAGGTCACAGCATAACAGATTCCAACTTTCACAATCTCCGGCACTTCTTCCATTTCATCAAAATCTGTTCTTACAATATCTTGGCACAGACTTTCTGCTGTCTCCAAAAGCGCCTGAATGAGGGCATCCTCTTCCGTGCCATCCAAACGCAGATATAATTTCGCTTCATCCACGGTCACAAGCATACCCTCATCCCCCTAACTTACGCAGACTTCATACTAAGCAGTTTCACAGCTTCAGGAAGAATCAGCTTTCCATCCACTCTCTGACTTGCAAGGAAGCCGACCTGTCCTGTGGTTGCATAAAGTTCATTCAGACGCTTAAAACTTCTGCCCTCACGGTCTGCAATCCAGTAATAAGAGAAATCACCAAATGCAAGAGGTGTAGCTCCTGCTGCCACTTCCGGTGCAAATGTGGAAGTATAATAAGGACGGTTCAAAATCATATCCGATACACCTACAGACACAGAAGGCTGCCAGATATAATTTCCGTTTGCATCCTTTAACTTACGGAGTGCCTTAACTGTGGAATCATTCAAAATCCATTTAGCCTTCTTACGGTAAGGAGCCTTTAAGGAATAGAACAGATCCATGACATCATCAAATGTGATGTTGGCTGTCGTAGTTGTTACACCAACTTCTCCACCTCCGGTGGCATTGAAAATACCGACAGGCTTTCCGGCACCATCACCAACAAAGAATGCTTCCTCTTCCTTTGTGGAGATACGTCTTGCAAATTCTTTCACGATATATGCCTGAACGTCAAATACACTATCATTTAAAAGTTCATCAGATACTTTAATCATGGTAGCAAGTTTATATGCCCCGATGGATGTCTGACCGAAGCTGTCATCAGATTCAGGGAACTGTCCGTTCTCATCAATCCATGCCGCTTCGCCTTTGCCTGTGACAATCGGAATCTTACGGTCACCGCTGGAAGTCCTAATCACAGTAGCAAGGGTTCTGAAGAAACTCTCCTCTTCCAGTCCTTCCACCAATTTTCTTTCAAACTCATCCGGCACCAGATAACCACCCTCGGCATCTTCCCCGATGGAAAGAGCGTTGTTGACATCGTAATAATTCTTCTTACGCATCGCATTCCAGAATGCGGTCTGGTATTCTGCTGATGCACGTCCTGCCCCTTTTGCTGATGTGTGATAAAGAAGTAATAGAAGTGTAAAAAATTTTGCCGTTCCTATCCGGCACTTGCGCATTGTGTCGGAT